TATACTGATCAAGGATCCTGCTGTAGCAGAAACTGCTAACCAAGGTAAGTTGATTACCAAGAATAGTTTTACTAGAGTGGATCTCCTGATCGTGAACAATGTACAAGTCATTATACGTATGCTACGACTGGTGCGTATGCTGTTGCTGCTGCAACTGTTCCTAAGAACATTAACTGGATAAGGATTTTCATTATACGAAACCTGGAATGATTTGACCTGTTGTTAGGTAAGCACCTAGTCCTGCTATCAAACCGATCATTGCGAATCTACCATTGATAGTTTCTGCGATCTGCTTTTCCTTTTCGATTGTTTTTGTTTCTGTTTTGTTAGTCATTTTTCTTAGATTAAGTAGGGGTAGAATTGAAAGAGACCTGTTAAGATCAGAAGATTCCTGGTATTATCCAACCAGTGAATCCATAGTTTACGACGAGTGCAAAGAAACCCATCATCGCTAGGCGACCATTAGTTTGCTCTGCTTCTTTCCAATATTTCATTTAGAATATACCTGGAATGATTTGTCCTGTGGTTGCATAAGCACCTATTGCTGCGACAACGCCTAGCATTGCCATCCAACCGTTAAATCTTTCTGCTTCGTTTGTCATTGTTTTTGTTCCTGTTGTGTTTTGTTTGTGATTATAATTTGTTCACCATCATGGGTGAACTGCAACTCGTCATCATGGTGCCAAAGTAACTCTTCATAGAGATCATTTAACTTTTCCATATCATCATAGAGTTGGTTAGGGTTGGACATTAAATACCGAAAGTACCAAAGAAGAATATACTACCAGATGAAATGTAGGATGTCAATGCTGCTACAAAACCGATCATCGCTAGACGACCGTTAAGTTGCTCTGCATTTAGTCCGTATCCCTTGTAGTTCTCAACGTACTGTATAGGAGGCTCTGCTGCGAACATGTTTTGCTTACCATACTCGGTAGTAGTGTATCTTTTGGCAGTTGAAGAAGTCATTTGCTTTGGTTTGTAAAGTAATGTAACAATATTATATAGCAAAGATAAAGTTTTGTAAAGGTACGGTCTATATAAGTATTTCTTATCAATAATATAATGAATTTTTGTATGTAATAAATGCTTATAGTGAACATAAGCAACTTGAATAAATAAATACGGAAACAATATCCCCTAGAGTTTGCATATTCATGAAGAAACTAATTCCTATTATAATGTTATTGATGACCGCTAGTGCAGCAAATGCTGGTGGACTTATTACTAAACACGCTTCTAGTGTGCAACTCACAGTTGACGCTGCACGATCAACAGCTTCAAGAATTGGTTCTTCTTTCGCTATAAGTGGCTCAAACATAGACACAACTGATGGAACGACGGCTGGCACAGTGTCTGCTGGTACTATAGCATCAGGTGTCTACTCACCAGGTGTCATTGCAGCGACACAAGACACAGCAGGTGCGGCATTCAGCTTTAGCCAGTCATACACTCAAGCTGATGCGGTTCCCACAGGTGCGGCGACTGTTGGTGCTAACCCTAACTTTAGTAGTCTTACTGCAGTTGCATCTGGTGCTAAAGATACCTTGGCTGGAACTCTCACAAGTGCCTCAGTCATTGGCATAACAGCTGGTGGAGCGGGTACTACAGCTACTGGACAATTCGTATCTGAAATTACCGTTATCGATTAGTGAGGAATCCTCGTGAACATCCATTTTGGAAAGATAACAACATATATTGCAACAGGTGTACTCGTAGTCAGTTCTACTGCACCTGTAAAGGCAGTCCCCGTGGTACCAAATTTTACCCAGGGATCAATGTCGAGCCACACGGAGACGACTAGTAAGGTCACTGAGACAATAAATTCTATGGACTACAACACAGGATATCAATATTCTGTGACTGGCTCAGGCGTAACCGCTGATGGCAACCTGTCACCTACGACAGGAACAAACAATGTAACTATTAATGGCGTGACATCATCATGGACAAGTATAACAGGCAAACCAAACTTTGTACAGACAACACCAGGAGCAGCGTTTCAGTTCACAGAAACCCTTTCTGGAGCTGGGCTTCAAAACCACACAATAATTCAAAGAGAAACAGAGGTGACATCAATCACCGACACAACAAGTATATTCCAACAATAGGAGCATTATGTCTAATAAATCTTGCGATTGCCCCTGTCATAAGGGCGGAGACTGTAGGGGGTGTGAGTGCAACAGCAAGTCCCATAGCTAATAGTTCTGGCTCAGTAACCAACCAGGCAATTCAGGTTTTACAAGGTCCATACATAACCAACACATATGGTAGTGGTATACAATGCCAAGGACCTACCATGAACTTTACGCCATACCTCACAGGTGCGGTGTCACAACAGCATCCCTATGAGCCAATCTATATGGATCCTGTATACGACATGTCAGACTTGAATGAGGATGGTGTGTTAGACAATCCAGGTGACGTACTATACCACATCCCCACAAGAACAGGTCAAAAGAATAACACCAACATTGCAGTAGGTTTTAGTGCTACATGGTCTAAACCATTAGATAAGTCATTACAAGACCAATGTAAAGCAGCAGCACAAGCAAATATTAACTTGATGACTCAACAAAATGCCAATAAGAGATTGGACTTTGAGATAGCCAGGTTAAAAAATTGCGGAGAATTGATGAAACAGGGAATTCGTTTCGCTCCTGGCACAGAGTATGCAAAGATATGTGCTGACGTACAGGTAGCTGGTGTAAACTTTATGATTCCACATAAGCATAACATTCCAGAAGTAGAAAAGAAAAAGGTAGAGATTGATCTTACCACTAAAGAAGTATCAACTGATTCATCATCCTTAGAAACTCATTCTATTGGTACACTAAAGGAATAATTATTTTTTCTTAGGACGTTTGATAGGAGGTAATCCTTTCTTCTCACGATACTTATCAGCTCTAATATCACTAGCGGATAGTTTAGGAGGTTCTTTACCTAATAGTTTTTGAACTTTCTTAAAGATCTGTTTGACTATAGGTTTAACAATCTTCAATAGGATAGGAGTTGCAGTAGCAGCTGCGGTTGCTACGATTGCTATGCCTGCAGTCTGAGATACCTGATTGGCAGATGGTATTCCTTTAACAACCTGATCTGCAAAAGATATTTCTTCAGATATTGCTATACATTCTTTTCCAACCAATCTATACTCAATAATTTTTTCTTTTCCATCCTTAACTAACGTACCAATTGGTTGCTTTAATTGTTGTGCCTCTGTAGGGCACTTTATTTCCTTTGTAACAGTCTTCTTTGGTATTTCTGGTGCATCTACCTCAAGATCATTTGGAGGAGGTATGATGGGCACCTGTGCCTCTCCTGTGAATTCCAAATCTTCTTTGTTGTAATTAATAGGATTAAAGGATGGTTGCTGCCCATCACAATAAACTCTCACACCTTTAGGATCATCTCCTTCCAGCATGTTATTCTCATCAACCTGATGTGCTTCCACACAACCAGGCACATCAACAATAGGTACGCCAATCTGATTAGTGACTGGTGTACCTATTCTTATTGTTTGAGGTGGTTGTGCCAAATAATCAGGAGTGTAAGGGATACGAACAGTATCAATCTCACCACCCTTGATTCTAATCTCAGGGATCTCCATCATATATTACAAATATAATTTAGAAAGGAAGAGCAGGTCCTGTTACTCCAGGTAATTCTGGCATAGCACCGTCTACAGCACCTGGAAGTGCTCCACCTACTGATCCCATTACAGACTCAGTAATCTTTTCTTTGACTCCATCTACGATGGCATCTTTGTTAACGTAAACGTAAGCACCAGAGCCAATAACGGCAGCAGATACAACAGTAGACGCAATAGCAAGTACATTAATTATTTTTTGCATGATTATAACTTATAGGGTTTATCGTCGGTAGTGATTTTAAGAGGTGCTTGTTCAACTCTAATAGTTTGAACAGGTCCACCAGATCCAGCTTTCGCTATGATCGCTTCTATATCCTTAGCAGTAACAGGAGGAGGACCACCAGCAGGGTTGCCGTTCTTGTCCATCTTCATAGTACCGTCACCCTTTTTAGAAGCTGTCTGAATTCCAAAGCTAGCTAAAACTCCAGTAAAAACCGAAGCTATAAATGTCGGATCTATTTTCTGTTGAGGGACGCCAGGTATGGCGACATAGTTTAAAGTTAATATCCCTCCAGACCAGGCCAGCACAGTAATTCTGACAAATGTACTGATGATTGCTGCTTGCTCTTCGGGGTCGGGAAGAATCGCATCCTTTGCCTTAGCAAATATACTTTTCTTCTCTTCCTTTACCTCTTTCTTTATTTCATTAGTCATTATAACTTATCAAGGCCATTCTATTTATGCCTGTGCTTCTTTCCATGAGAAACGTGCGTCAATGTTTCTGTTTCCATTGGTTAAGTTTCTAACACGAATAGCAAGAACCTCAGGACCATCTGGGAAGATACCAGTTGGGTTTGGTGCTTGAGTATTTTCGTAGTCATCTGAACCACCACCTAGAATAGAGTTAGAGATCTCTTTAACTTCGTTCAAACTATAACTGTTAACACCGTTATCAGAATAGAATGCGAAGATAACTTCTCCTCCAGATAGTTCTGCTTGAGTTCCAAGCACAGCATATTGTGCGAGAGATGTACCACCAACGTTGATCCAGCTAGTAGTATCACTAGTGACAGGATTCAACACCAACTCAACAAAATACTTACCGTTAGATGAGATATCAACCTGACGCAGAACCAACTGCATCCTATTAACAAGATCTCTAGTACCAAAGTTACCAGGAATACCATTGTCAACAGATGGTGCTACACGTAGAGCAATGATCGCTCTGGTTTGTCCAGCACCAATCTGTCTTTGTTGTTTCGTAGCAGCAGTGTAAACATATGCTCGGTCATCATCTAGTCTACCGTCCATGATAATAGATGAACCCCAGTGACTAATCTGTGGTATAGAAGTTGCACCAATCAGTTCCACACCAACAGGTTGAGTAGAATCATAGGTAAAGTTCTGTGCTGAAGTAGTTCCTAGAGGAATAAACCTAATACCAGATGGGTTTGCACTAGTTACTGCTCTACTCAATATAATATTATTACCACTAATAGAATGAACAAAAGTATCAGCAGGAACACCACTACCAACAAGTCTTTGTCCTTTCTGAATACCAGTATTAGAACTTACAGTACCTGAACCAGTTCCACTAGCCATAGTTAAGTTAACACTTGAGTTACCAGCTTGTGCTCTAACAATACCAGTAAATGATCCAGAGAATGAACGTGCTAATGGAGACAATGGAGATCCAACCTGTGCATTAAGAGAAATACCAGTTGAGTCACCTTGAGTTAAAGTAATTTTAAAAGTTGTAGCAGATGGAACTGCAGCAACAAAGTATGGTTTATTAGCAACAACATTAGAGAACGGTTGGTCGAAAATAATAGTCTGCTGACCACCAGGACTTAGACCAGTAGTAGATGCAACTTCAATAGTATTTGCAGATCCACTTACATTAATAACATCTTGAATAAATTGAGTTTTACCAGTGTAGTTAATGTATTCCTGAACACCTGCAGTAGCACCAGTAGTTCTCTTAATTCTTAGTGTGCCAGAGTCAGGAAAATGTGTTGGTGCTGTGTTTAGATAGATCGTAGTATCTCCACTGGAGAATGTCTTAGATGTAGTAGTAGCAGGAGGTATAGTATTAACTTCATAACGAGCTGGTAGGTTACCAGATCTCATGTATGCTTCAGTGTTCTGGTTGTTGTTAGGAATCTTGTGAGCGTAGATAACGTCACCATCCAAAGCACGGAAACCCCAACGTACAAAACCTGCACCATACCAAGAGTAATCCATGTAGAACATCTGCATCTTGGTTGGGTCAAGAGTATATCCAGACTTACCAGTACCATCACAACGGTCAATGTTCCAGTCAGACTGATTCCATTCAGCCTCAACAGTTTTAGTTACAATTAGGTTCTCTGCAGCAAGTGCTCCAGAATCATTAGGTCCACGATAGTCAGGGAAAATAACCATCTGAGTATCAGAAACAATACCATCAACACGATAAGAAGAACCACGAATGACAACGTAGTCACCTGGTTTTAATTGTTTTGAAAACTTTGTACCCTGTCCATTAGTGGCAGTGTAACTAGAAACCAAAGTGCTACCATTTGCTACGGAAATTCTACCTGCCAACTGGAATGTAGAAGTTCTACGTACAACACTTAAGTTACCACTTGCCCAACGGAAGAAGATACCATTCTGTTGATCCATCATACCAAGTTCTAACTTGGTTCCATATGAATCAACTGGGGTCACAGTATACTCACCAGAAGCTTCTGTTTCTGATGGAGTATTTGGTGTAACATACTGAAAAGTATATGGGTCAATGACATTACTAACATCATAGATACCGTTATAGGTATTGTCAGTTACACCACGAACATCAATAACTGTATCTCTAGTGACGTTATGTGCTTCTGAAGATACAACAGTTACTGTAGTACCAGATGATGAGATATTATCAAGGTTTGGTAGTGCTGGTTCTAAGATAGAACCAGTAGAGAATGCAACACCTTTACCAGACTGATATCTAAAGTAACGTTTTGTCTGCCTAACTGCCTGTTGGTTTTTAGAATGAGAATTAGTAGAGAATTTAACACCACCATCAAAAGATCTATGTACTGACGATCCTTGTGGTCTAGTATATAATTTTTTAGTACCACTGTTTACAGATCCAGAAGGAGCAGCATCAGGGAAGTAATAGAATGTGTTTGGGTTTTCTACCCTAGAAATAACCCAAGATCCATTAACGTTAGTACCAGAAGAACCAGCAATTGCAATTTCATTACCAACTTCCAGACCATGTGCTTGTGTTGTCTCTACTTGAATTGAACCAGACATCACACCAGATGGTGTAGACAAGGTGATTGATCCACCAAGATCAGATCCACTAAAGTGAATACCCTGATAGATAGCAGTTCGGGCAGCAGTATATACATTCTGAGCACCCTGAGTCCATTCATATTTTGCAGTATATCTGAAACCAACAAACGCTCCTACTGTACTTACACTATCAATGATGAAGACACCATTTGCAGCTTGAAATTCAGAGTCTTGAACATAGATAGCAGAACCAGCACCAGGTGGATTAGAACATGAAACTTCAATTTCTCTACTGTTAGTAGAGGTTTGCATCTCAGTGATAACAATAGAATCTTGTGACTTATATGCAAATGGGTTGTTGTTGATCATTGCCAACGATTCCCACTTAGTATCCTGAGTACCATACTCAAAGTCAGTATCAATCTGTGACTGTGGTTGAGAAATCTTTGACTTGTTTACAGCATCATTATATGTTTCTGCTGGTCTTATAGTCTCTTCAAAATCATCGTAAACAATCTGCAACTTGTCTGTATCAGACATTGCAGTTGTATTATATGACAACACAACTCTAGTAGTGGTGTTGTTACGAACGTCAGTCGAAATATCATATGTGGTAGCAACTAGTTCAGGATCAGAAAAATTATAGATTACCTTGTTGGATGTCACGTTCGTGATAAGAACCAGTTGCTCACGCTGAATACCACCTGGGATGATAACTTCTCTAGCGGATGCATCAAAAAGATAATAATTACTTTTAATGGATTTCCTTGCCATTACCTATGTTCCTCGGATTGATATACTTATGCTTTATGTATTTATCAGACACCGTACCTAGTACGTGTAGCATTAAAGTTTTGTTCAACTTCTGTTCCTGATAGTTCTCTATCATATGCTTGGACTGCACCACAATGACCACCAAGATTATTGCCAGTAGGTCCAAAAATGTGTGCTATTGGGAAGACGCCAGTGCCAAATGCTGTTCCTGATCCACCAGCATAGGATCCATCTTTGTATATGAAAGGTACACCTTGTGAACTATTAACTCCAAAGGAAATGTAATGCCACTGATTTTGAGTAAGAACAGTTGATATTTGAACGCCAACAGAATTATCTTTCCACCCAAAAGAATAATTATTGTTATTATAAATTCCACTCTCAAGCACTGGAGTAAGACCATCAGCATCTTTAATAAAGTAATTCCATGTAGATCCAGATTGAAGACCAGTCATTTTCAACCAGGCACAAACAGTAAATCCACCTGTAGTAGATAAAGATAGACCAGGAATTGTTATCCTATCATTTGTTCCATCAAACTCAAAGTATCCATCCCTATTAAATGTAGCTCCAATAATTTGTCCACCTGATGCACCACCATCCGCAAGGTTTTTGGTACCAGTTGGTAATGATAATGTAGTTCCATATGTTCTATTATATTTACCAAGAACATTTCCTTTTTCCATCTGTGCTCCCATCATCAACAATTCTATTCCATCAACAAGTTGCATTTGATAAGATGTGTTAGAGCTTCCATTAGTTGCAGTGCTACTAATTCTATACCACCCATCTCCAACTGCTTGAATACTAGTAGCATCTGTGCTGCTAGTAGAATCTACTACACCACTTACTAAATCGAAGTTTGTATTCCTAAAAGTAAATCCATCCCATTGACCAATTACAAGCTTGCAAGGATTGGAAATTGCTTTAGCATATAGACTAATAGTATGCTGACCATTAACATCATACGATCCATTAAGAAACGTATTTGGACTGTAATTTATAATCTTTGAACTGCCAGTATCATTAAGTAATTTACTTGCTCTTATTTCTTTATCCCATTTAAAAGGAGACAAAGCATAGTTGGCAATTATTTTTGAATTATCCAACCAATTTGCACTATCCTCTCCCCAAGATCCCCCTGCATCTACCTTAAAGTCTTCACTATGTCTTACAAGATTCTCAGCAAATTCATAACATGCTCTGTTTCCAAAGTCATAGTGCAGAAGCAAGTTACTATCAACTACAATATTAGAAGTAACTAGAGGTGCTGTATCAGTTGCTTCATCAATATACTTAGACTTAGTAGCATTATAGTTTTGGTTTATTTGTGCAGCAGTTAAAACATAATCATAAATTCTAAACTCTGCAATATCACCATCCATATATTCTCTAGTATCACCAGTGGCACCGCCACCAGACTCATCTTTTCCTACATTGGTAGAAGGAAATGTTCTACTAGTACCCCATACAATTCTTACTGCACCACCAGATCCATCTGCTGCACCACTAGTTGTATCATCTTCATTACCATTTCCTCCACCACCATATCCTTTCTCTCTACTGGTACTCGTAGGATCCTCAGATGTTCCACCAGATCCCGAAAAACCTTGTGACTCAAATAGTAAGTTAACTTGAGAACCACTCCTTGATTCACCAGCAGCTCCATTAGATCCCGTTCCAAAAATACCAACTCCTCCACCACCATGTACAGTCCTTAAACTTCCTGTAGAGTTATTACCACCAGCACCTCCACCACCTCCACCTGATCCACCTGTTGCATCACTATTTGATCCATCACTACCACGACCACCAGTTCCACTATATCCACCAGCTCCTCCGCCACCACCACATTGGTGACCACTTTGTCCACGACCACCACGACCGCCATAACCGCCGCCGCCACCATATGTTCCTGAGTAATCTACCCCACCATTTTGAACAACGTTTGGATTATTATATTCTCCTTTGCCACCACCACCTGCTCTAGAAACAATAGTTCCTGAATGACTACTAAAATGGAGATAACTATCTCCACCAGCAGTAGCGTTATTTTGTTGATATCCACCACCATTACCACCAGAACCAACAGTAATGTATAACGTTGATTGTCCACTGACATCAAGATCATTGATATAACTTAAAGCACCTCCACCACCACCTCCTCCAGAGATACCACTAGAAGAGGTTGTTGTTGAAGAACCGCCGCCGCCGCCACCAACTAGAACAGCTGATACTGTTGAGATGTTACTAACATCTAATGTATATGTTCCAGGAGATGTATACTGCACTTCACCTGCTGCTGGTCCTAAAGAATCTGTAGACGCTCCAATTGTAAATGCTGCTGATGATTCTAAAGATTTAACTGCATCCCAAGTTCCAGTTTCTTCTTTATCTTGGTCACCATTTAAATACAATTTAATCGTATTATTACTAGCATTAAAGACAGCAACAGTATGATACCATAAACTTGTAGTAACAGTAGAACCTTCACCTAATACAATAGAATTACTTTGTGGATATACAAATATATTCCAAACACCTGTTGAACTACAACGTAAAGAACATCCACTTTGTCCAGGAGATTGATCCCAAACATATCCTTGAGAGGTATCCATACCACCTGGTAAACTATCAAACTTAACCCATGTCTCAATAGAAAAATCTGTCTTACCAGCAACACTATAATTTTGTAACTCAACACGTCTGGTACTGTTAATCTCAAAATGATCTGGAGGATCAGATTCATGTGATGGATTATATAATGTACCATTGATTTCGTTCTTAGATTTATCCAACCAATCTCCAGTTCCACTATACTCAGCAGCTAATAAATGTGTTGATGGAAAATCTCTAGTTCTAATAGCAGGACTACCACTAAAATCAACTGAATCTATACTAGTTACTTGTCTCTTTTTATTTGCAACAGGTGTGGCAAAATCATCAAAAAATATTTTATTAGCATCGAATGGATATGATATCAAATCACTAGTATCATTCCTAACAGAACCATCTTTTAATCTTTCCGTTGTATCAGTCTGACTACTAATTGTATACTCTAGTGTTACTGCACTACCATCATCATAATCAAAAGCACCTAAACCATTACCAGAACTACTTACTTTACCAAAATAATAAGTATCTGGTGTTCCAGAAACAGCATTAAAAGATTGATCTACATATGAAATATAATAAAAAGATGGGTCTGCATCTAAACTAGCACCATAACTTCTAATAGGAGAACTACTAAATGCATTACCCTTATCTAACTTTCTTCTCCACACAAGTTCACCACTCTTAGAATATTTTGATAAGAGAAGATAAATTTGTGAGCTATCTGCTTGCTTTGATAAAACAATAGTTTGTTCTGTTTCACCATCAGATCTAATTCCTATAGGTAATATATCTTGACCACCCAAAACATTTGTTGTATTTGTAGTTCCTTTCTGCCAAATAATATTTCCTTCTGCTGTCAGTTTAGAAATCCACTGACGTTTTGGACTACCATATGTACCAGTAATATAAATTTGATCTTTACTATCAATATATAATTCCCATATATTTACCACTGCATTATATCCAAAAGTACCATTCTCATCATATGCACGGAAGAATGTTTTATCCCACATGACTTCACCAGTCTCAGTATTAATCTTGATAAGATATCCACGATGAGGATTGGTAGCATCCAGTGTTCCACCAGCAACAACATGTCCTCTATCATTAACACCAATACTTTCTAAAGTAGTATCAGCATTTGCACTTCCAGTAGATACTACCTTCCCCCATATAGGAGTTCCATCTGTATCATATTTTTCAATAAAAGCCTCACCTAACTCATCAGTTCCACAAATATAATAATTATTATTATCATCGGAAGTAATATCGGTTGCTCTACCAACATAATTACTTGTTGCTTGCCACTCCAATGCACCAGTAGTAGAATACCTAGCAACTAATGGTATATTACCAGTACCACTATTAAAATCTCCAGCTACAATAACTTTACCAGTAGAATCAAGTTTTACTGAATTGAATCTAACACTACCACCATTAGGTACTGTATATTGAGATCCTATACCCCATTCTTGTGTTGTTGTTGGGTTCTGTGGATCAGTTTCAGCATCATAATTTCTCTTACTAATCCAACCACGATCTTTCGTGTTGGAATCTTTATGATATCCACCAAGAATATATTTTTGATCAGCATCATTGTAAATTATACTTTGTGGTATCCAAGTACCCAAAGAGTTTGAAGATTCATCTACCTGTTTAAAAAAGTTTGATGCAACCGATCCCGTTGAACCTAAAAGAAATAAGTTCCTCGCGGCACTACTAAATCCTACTGGCATTTATAATTCCTCTAACTAAAGTCTGTGTTGCCTTGACCAAAGACTCTAATGACACCAGAACCGTCTTTGATAATTACAAAAGTAAGAATGTCGGTATTTGATGTAGCAACTGGTGGTGAACCACCCGACCATTCGACACCGTTAGTAACGCTGTTTCCATCAACAGAACAGGCATCACCATATGTAGACGCAGTAGACGCATCCACAATTAGAGTAAGTGTAAGTGACTGGTTGTTTGCTATAATGTTACCATTTGGATCAGCAGTATTAAACGCCCACTCATTAATAGCAGTGTTTGATGAAGTGTTACCACAAACAGTATTTGCTGCAGCTGCAGTGACAGTAATAACATTACTGTTGATAGTAAATCCTGAATTGAAACTACTAAATGATTTCTCAAGAACTCTACCACCAAGAACAGCAGCACCATTAACTTCTAGTGCAGGTGATCCAGCAGGACCAACTAGAACACCAACTGATGTTAGTGAAGAGTCAACAACTGTTGTACCAAGAGCAGTAGCAGATAGTGCTAACTGGTTACCAATAACAAACTTCTTACCAAATGCAATCTCAAGGTTTTCAGAAACTGTCCAATACTTATCTGTTCTACTATGATCATAAAGGATTGTCTTATCTCCTGTACCACCAAGTGATCCATCAAGTCCCTTAAGAATAATACCACCACCATTTGCTGCAAGATCAGAAGGTCCAGCAGCAACAATGCTTGCTGTTCCACTACCAGTAACAGAGTTTGAAAGTGTTGCTTGGTTACCATTAAGTGAAACAATAGTCGTACCAACAGGAACACTAATACCACCAGTAGTAGAGTTAACTTCCATACCAGGAATCAAACCTGCAGTTGGTGTAATACTTGTAATATTATTAGATCCATCAACTGTAATACAAGAGAAAGTAGTGTTGACAACAGAAGCAAGTTCTATGTTCTTATCATCAACCTGCATGGTGGTTGAGTTGATACTAACAACAGTACCATTAACTGTCAGTGATCCTTGTACTAAAGCATCACCATTAACAGTCAAATTATTATTAACAGTAGTATCAAACGAAGCATTACCTTTAATCCATGCTTCTGTACCAGAACCAATAACTAACTGTCTATCACCAGATGGAATATCTAACTGGTAAGTAACGTTAGTTGAGTTCTCATTATCTGCTGGTCCAATAACAACGTTACCAGTACCAGTAACACTATAACCAGCGAAGTGACCAATACATACGTTCGCCTCGCCCGCAGTATTGCTCTCCATTGTGTTGTTACCAACCGAAACGTTTTTATCTCCCGACTGATTGGAGAGCATTGCATCTCGGCCTATTGAAATATTGTTCGTACCGATACCATTTTGACTCAAAGACCTTACACCCACTGCAGTATTCGATGCACCGCTATTGCATGTGAGAAGTGCTTTGTAGCCAACCGCAGTATTTTGAGACCCTGAAGTGACGTTATCTAAGCAAGCAACACCTATTCTAGTATTAGTTCCAACAGCATTAGCACCTCTACCGATAGACATTGGGTCTGTCTGTGTACCACGAATTAGAATATCATTCGTTTCAAAATTAGCAGTTGCATTGACTAAGAGATCATCACTAGAAGTTTCTCCAAGTGTAGTATCTTTTGTAACTGTCAGACTATGATTGATTAATGTTGTACCAGTTGATGCACCAAAAGTAATAGATTCTGCTGCACCATAGGCAAGAATAGAAGTTGCAGTAGTATTAAAAATTGTAAGACCACTAGATGTGGTAGTAAATCCACTAAGAATATTAGGATTATCTTGGAATACTAATTTAGAAGTACCAGTAGTATCACTAACCAGTGCTCTCATCTGTGTGGAAGTTGTTGAGTTGAATACTGCAAGAGTATCCGAAGTCATTGCTACACTACCACCCTGTCTGAAGTTAACAGTAATTTCTTGTAAGTTATTATCAGATGTTAATAGAAGATCTCTCTGTACATTAAGTTCTTTAGAATCTCTAATAGTAAGTGTTGCTGATGATGCTGCAGAAATGGTAACACCATTAACAGTTGTAGCAGTAGCAGTTCCCAACTCTGGGTTAGTCATCGTTGGAGATGTTAGAGTCTTATTAGTAAGAGTCTGTGTCTCAGTCTCTGTTACAAATCTATTGTCAATAGAACCATCAAATGATCTCCAATATCCACCACTATTAAACCATTGTAGTTGTTTATAAGTTTCAATATTACCATTAGAATCTGAAGTTAAGTTAACTTGAATACCACCATCAGCAGCTGTTATACTAGTACCTTTTCTTAGTTCAATAATATTATCTTCTACCTGAAGAACACTGGTATTAAAAATAGTTTGTGTACCCTCTACAACTAAATCACCACCAACAGTGAGTGTTGTTCCATCATCCTCAAGGATACTATTAGTAAGTTGTCCATTACCACTGTCCCATTTCATGACAGTGTTACCAATGAAGTTAGTATTGTTCTTAATACTAAATTCATTCCCTGCTTTTGAAAGACCACCAGCAGCAGACTGAGATGCACCAGTGTCAGTGTTAACAGAACTGATAGTAATTTCAGTTACACCAGAGTTGTCTGCTGCACTAATGCTAGTAGCACCAGATGCAATGAATCTAAAATCACCAGAAGAAAGAACCTCTGACCCACTAGCTAGTTGTGTTACTGTGTTGGTATCTGTGCTATCAATTTCAATAGTGCTTCCACTTTGTGATACTGCTACGTTTCCACCAAGAGCATTTCCACCAGTAATAGTGACATCACCAGATGTTAATGATCCAGAAGAACCACCCTTAAGTCTGGTAACTGTGTTGGTTGCACCATAAGTAATTGTTGGATCACCACTCAAATCCTGACCCTGAGTTACAGAAGCAGCACCACTAGCAAGGAATGTAAAGTCACCAGCAGCATATGACTGACCAGCAGTTGCTCTAACTCTAGTAATAGTATCAGTGTCCTGACCAGAGACAGTAATTGTTTGTCCTATCTGAGATACTGTAGTAAAGTTACCAGCAGCAATAGTAATATCACCAGCTACTAAGTTACCACCTGACTGTGACTGTACTCTAGTAATAGTATTGTTATCCTGAACTGTACCTGTTAGAGTAATCGTATCTCCAGATCTACCAAGTGCAAAGTTAATAGCATTCTCACCTGATGGTACAGAACTTGCAACTGCAACAGCAAAATTAATACCACTGGTAGTACCACCAGGAGTGGCAGTAATTAAAATAGTTTTTGATGATGCAGATGCACCATCGTCAGCAGACATAGCGTACTGAGTATTATCATTAGGAGTAACTACTGATCCACCTAGAGGAATAGTAGTTCCATTGATCGTAATACCGCTGTTAACTAGAGCAGTGTTAGCGATATTAGTTAAAGTATTTAAGTTACCCGATATAGTACAGTTATTGAAGACCTTATTTTCTAACGTCTGGGTTTGTGTTAAGTAAACATCACCAGGTGTACCCCAAAAAACATTTGTGCCATCACTTGTTAAATATTTTCCCGCACCAGTATCTCCACTAACCACAATCCCATTGTTGGATAGTTCTAAATTATCTCCTGCTACAAGTTCTTCAATCTTTTTTGATGTAGAATTAACAATCAGTGGAAAACGATCAGCCATCTAACCTATCGGGTACTAGTGCTCTTGTTTATTTATGACGTTACGAGATAATGATCTGCCCTTGCATTGAACTATGGAATCTACAAATATAATAAAGTGTGGTTCCTGCCAGTCCTTCTGTGTAAAGAGTGACATCACCATCAATTGAATCGTTCCTTAAAACTCCATATCCACTACCACTATAAGTTATAAGTTGATCACCAGTTCCAGTAGTAGCAGCAGTCTTAACTAAAAATGGATGTCCAGATGTATTTAATGTGAATACAATCTTATCTCCAGCATTAATTCTAATGTTTGGATTATTTGTATCATTGAATGTATTAACCCTATCAGTTCCAGTAAAAATATAATTTCCACCACCTACAACTACAGTAAATGTAACATTCATAGACTGACTTATAGGAGGTTCCGAAAATAATCTATGAGATCTAGGGTATGTTTGACCACCAGATATTCTTCTACCATCTACATCTTTAATGTAACCAACAATTTCTCTTGGTGACTGTGCTAAAAGATATTTGTTTGGACTGCCAAACGAACAAGTATTATCACCTAAACCTCCACCAGAAAGATTAAATGACATATCATTATCTTTAGATAACTTTTCTAAGTATGCAAACGAGTGTTCTTGATTAAATCTATCCTTTGCTGTTGCTAGGCAAGCAAGTACACCACATACCTGAGGTGATGCCATACTAGTTCCACTAATAGGATAAAAATAATTTCCAGATCCTTGTCCGTATTTACTATCATTTAAACCACCATTTCCATATGCAGATATAATATTATCACCAGGTGCAAATACTGAAATGCCAGGACCAAATTGTGTGTAAGTAGATCTTCTAAAGTCTGCTTGTTTATTCAAAGCACCAACATTTATTGCACCACTATCAGGACTATTGGGCCATGCACCTCTATTATAAAAGAAAGTTCCAACACCATTAACTTGTAAAGTATTATCCCAATCTTGATCACCTACTTGTGCTACTAATAAATTATCATTTCCAGCAGCTCCCACAACAACAACACCTTCTGCGATAGCATCTTGTACATCAGCAGCAATTGATGAACTATATGTTGGGTATTCTGATAAGTTAAATCTAACACCAAAATCATCTTCCACACCACTCTGAGTCCAACCAGATGGTCCTGGATTACCAGAATCATACTGCACCCCTCTGAATGTTACCGATATCACATCACCAAACTGAAGGTTCTGTTCATTAGGCATGTATCTAATGCCACCATAACTATGATTGGTTATGGTAGGATTTTTCTTACCTGTGTCTGAATTAATACCTTTTGATCTATGAAATGCTCTAAGGTAATCAAAGATTAGTAGTGGAGGAATTGACTGACCAGATGCCCATGGATCAATAACTGCAAGATTGTATATATTTGCTTCTCTTGCCCACCCATAATGTTGTCCTGCAACAGTACCACTCACATGATTACCATGATAAGAAGACATACTTCCATTTTCATGGTATGTAATAGTACCAGTTGGTTCTGACTGTGCATCATCATCAATACTATTAACCAAAGTATTCAGTTCAGTTAACCACTGATACTGAACAAATCTTGTCTGTCCAGTAGTCGGACTGTACCACTCTTCACTATCATATGATACACAATCATCAACAATAACAACATCTACATGTTTACCAGAATTAAAGACTTCAATAGTATCATTTGTATTTTCATAATTCCATCCCAAATTGATAGGTCCAAAATTATTTTTACCACGTTGTCCATCATTTCCTGCACAATGAATATGTCCCCACTGGAAATCGTTAGGACTAACAGTCATTTGTCCCTGAGTATCTGATTTCCAAAAGACACCACTCTTAGCATATGGTTCTCTATTAATAACACATGGTTTAATCTTAAAGTCTTCCTGAGCTTCTACTCCCCACACTCTAGGATCTTTACGTAGTTCTTCTGCTTGTTCTTCAGTCAAATAATAATTTGTATTTCTACTGATAGGTCTCTTCTTTTCTAATCGGATATTATCCTTCGCCATTTCAGCATAAAAATTTGGTAGATCTTCCTTACGATATAAGGTGACAACATATACTTTTGATGTCATGTTACTCCTCTAATGCAACTACAGTTACAGTTACTTGTAAGTTAACTGTGCTACCACTTTTGTTTACTGCTTTTACGTAAATAGTATTGTTTTGTGTGTCACTATATCCGAACGGTGCTGGAGTAAGTTTCTGTGATACAGAACCACCAGTAATTACTTCCGCAATAACACCATCACCAGGTGTTGGGTCAGTATCCTCACTCCTAGTAGAATCATTTGTTCTGCTACTGGTATCTGTGTATAGTGTTACCCACGCAGCATGTGATGTTTCAATTTTCAAGAGAGCATAAGTATTTGGAGCACCACTGATTGATAAATTATACGCACTACCATCCGTAGCACTTGGTTGTGTAATAGCAATAGTTCTTCTTGTACTTACATCACTGTTGATCCAATTGCTACCATCATACCTAAGAGTTTGACCATCAGTAACTGAAGAGATGCTTGCATTACCAATGTCATTAACAGTAGGAATACTAGCAGCAGAACCACCAATACTAATATTATAAGATCCAGATAATCTACCAGATCCTATAGTTCCCGTATTAATATTATCAGCATTCCGATAATAAGATCCTTCCTCACCATCCAAGAGATCCGCATCTAAACCACTACTAGAACCAGGTGTTAGATTTTCCCACTTAAGATTAGGTCCATTCCAATATAACAGATCCCCATTACTAGGAGTGCCGTGGTTGACATCAATATGTGTATTAAGTGCACCAGTTGATGTCAAATAACTACTAAGGTCTGGTGGTGTGTATGTAAAAACACCATTGTTACTGTTGTATGATAGTGACGTCGATCCAGCAGATGCAGTAGTAGCACTGAAAACTGTTCTGTCTGTTGCAGTAGCACCACTACCAGCAGCATTCCAGCTTTCACCATTCCACGAGTAGGTAATACCTGCTGCTACATACGTGAATGTTCCGTCAGTTGCCTGCCCTCCTGTTGAGGGAAAATTAATTGCCATTGGTTAAGATACTCCTTCCATGTTATTTATTTTAAAGACCCATGATGTGTTCTTTGAATTGACCAAAGCTAGTACATGAGGATAACATTTGCTTCAGAACTTCTACAGTGATAACTGGATCATCACCCCATGATAATTGACCATTGTGGAACGATAATGCCTTTCCACTCTCTGTGTGAATAGATCCATCATTGACATACAAGTCTCTGATTTTAAAATTAGCATTACCAATGTCATATGTATCATTAGCAGCAGGTAATAGATGACCATCTGTAGTAATTCTCCAACGAAGTCCAGCAGTTCCGTTGTTATCAGTGGAGAATTCAATAGCATTCTCTACACCAAAACCAGAACCATCTAATGCTGTTGTTGAGATTAAGTTATCACCATTGGATAGATTTGTTGGTGATAGTGGTGGTGATGCATCAACCCATTGGAAACTATCAGTATCATTATAATAAATCTTTAGACGACCCTTATCAGATTCCCACCAAAGATCACCAAAGGAAGGTGATCCAGGTGCAGTATCTCCAATGGTTACATTGGCACCTCCACCTCCACCTCCACCTGTTGATGCTGCCCATCCAACATTTCCTGAACCATCACTGGTAAGGACATAACCTTGAGTCCCGTTGGTAGTTGGGTATGTCAAACCACCAACAGTCATAGATCCAGCAGTTAAACTACCAGTTGTTGAGTATGATCCAGCATTAATGTCACCACTAGTACCATCAATCTCTGCTCTATAAAGGTTAGTTCCATAATTTCCAATCTTTAAACCAACACCATCATAAGTATTGATACCAATATTAGCATCTAATGAAATAGAATAAGAACCAGCATTTTGAATATCTAATCTACCTGTTGTATTTCCACCTGTTAATGTCAATGCTGTACCAGCATTTGTTAGATTTAATGCTGTAGATGTTGAAGCACCTCTACCAGTTACACTAGCAAAAGTATCTGTCTCTGTCTGTATATACCCTGCAATACCATGATCTCCCCAACCGTATGCAGTATTCCAATTACTTTTGTCAGTAGCTGAAGCAATCAAGTAACCCATAGCAGCATGGTTGCCCCATGCATGTGCATCATTCCAATTATTAATATTTGACTGTAGAATATTTGATGCTACATGAGCAGAGAATACAGGATCAGTTTCACTGGTTAAATATCCTGCTTGTGCGTGATCACCCCATCCATATGCTGTATCATAATTAGTGAAATCAGGTGGAGTATATGAGAATACACCATTAACAGGGTTATATGTAAGTGCATTAGTTCCTGCTGTAAGTGTAGTAACAGAAAAATCTGCTAATGATAATCCAGCACCAGATCCTTGAAGATCATTTGCTGCCTTCCACTTACTACTAGCGTCATCCCATTTTAAAACTTGACCATCAGTAGGTCCAATACTAAGATCAACGTCAGCAAGATCACCTGTTGTTAGATCAGTAGTTCCAGAAACATAAAGATCACCAACCTGAACACCACTACCACTAACACTTAGTTTAGTAGAGTCATTATACTGTAAATATAAAGCACCTGGATCACCGTCTCTACCAGCGTTTAAGTATAGGGAAGTGACTGACTCAACATAGAAATTATCTGTAGTATTTGTGTGTGAAATAAAGGATTTACTAGTATTATTATCGTGTTTAAATTCGAGGTCATTTACAGTTCCACTAGTAAGATTGAGTGCTCTAATACCACCATTAGCAATAATCTGTTCTGTTGTACTACCACCTCTTGCAGTAACTTCCTGTAGTGTATCAGTAGTTGATGTTAAATATCCCACAAGACTATGATCACCCCAACCATATGCAGTATCCCAGTTACCAGAATTTGCAACGGCAGTAGAAACATCACCTGTTGTTGCATAACCAGCACTAGCATGGTTACCCCAACCATATGCTGCATCCCACTGAGAAGAGTTTGCTACTGCATTAGTAAGTTGAGTTGATGTTGCATACGAGGAGAGATCTGGTGGAGTGTATGTAAATTCTCCGTTACCACCATTGAATGATAAATTACCACCGCCACTAGCATTGACTACAGTTACAGAATTTTGTGGAGGTATAACTGGTTTGTTTAAAATTGAAGCAATGCCACCAACAGCATTCCAATCTGAATTAACTTGTGCTGCAGGTATATTTGGTAAATTAGTAAGACTATTATAATCTCTGTCAAAGGCATCGATCCATGAAATAGATGAACCAGTAGAAGATAGCAATTGTCCCGAAGATCCAGCAACACCTGATGCTTGTATTGGTTTACCAGCAGGGATGTTTACTCCTTCCTTTACCTCGACAGGAGAATTGTCCCCATAATTAGCAATTTGATTTGCAAGAATTTTTGACATACTTCCAGTCCTGAAGACATTATTTCTAAGCTAGAAGTATTTATTAAACATAAAAAAAGGAGGTATTAAACCTCCCTTTCCAAATTAACATATGTTAAACCCGTTTTACTCCCAAATGAACCTGATGGAAAGGTGTTAAAAGAAAGACTATATCTATCATCACCAGTATTTAATGGTACACAATGTGGAATATAACTAGGAAACAATACTAATACCCTAGGTTGCGAAGGATATTGGTATGATGATTGATTGAATTCATTAAATGGATTAACATTTTTTTTAAATTCTAAATGAAAGGCATCGTTCCTATTATTTAAAAATTTAATTGGTGATATGTTTTCACCACCTGACTGCAAAAAGAATACTCCACTAAGAATACTATTTGGATGGTAGTGGTAATGATGTTCTTGTCCTATCTTAGTTTTGTTTACCCAAGACTGTGTGACATCAAGTTCCTGATCAGTAACGAAGATTTTATCAGTATACTCTTTAACACAGTCTTTGATAAACTCATTGAGATTACTAAGAATGTCTTTATTGAGAACAAATGTGTCTATTGACTTTGAATTGTCATGACACTTATTATTAGTTCCATATTGTAATCCCTTTATATGATTAACGATGTCATTAAAATCCTCATGAGGATATAATGAAGTCATTAAAGGTGGGACAGAGAACATTACACTGAAGTTGTTCTCGTATTTCATCTATAGATTCAATTCAATATTGTTAGTAAGATCTACAGAACCTTCTGGTGTGGGGAAACTAATAATATCTGCACCAACATTAGTATCGATTTTAATATCACCGATACTAGCAGTGTCATTTATGTAATCAGAATTGAATACGAGATCATTAGTGAAATCATAATCAATATTACTTGATTTAAGTTCCTTAACAGTATTAAGAAGATCAAACAGTCCTGAAAGAGTTCCATCTTTCTTTTCTGCTAACGCTTCTGCTAGTGCCTGACGAATAGATTCTTCAGCACTTTCAAGATGAGATTGTATTGACATAGTTTTCGTTTTTTACGGAATCGGATTTATTGGGATAAGCACCCACTTCAGGGTCTGGGTCTAACCACTTAGTGTACTCAGGATCTTCAAGACAGCAATCTAATTGTATCTGACTATCAAGATAGTACATTGTTTGGTAACTCCTAGTTACCTCATTGTATTTGAGGATACGATAGTCTGGTTGACCATTGATGTCAAGGGTTCCACACTGAACGTAACGATAGGGGAATCTTTCAAGGATTAGAGTTGCGGTCATGAGTTTTTTTGTTTACCTTGTAATTATAGCACCCCATCTTCCTCTTGGGAAGGGGGTGTGCCACTTTATTAGATGTCACAAGGGTTTTGGAATTTTTCAATGTCAGTGGCAATATATTTTTCACCACTTTCTTTTTTAATAAGGAAGTCCTCACCATGTTCTATACGTGTAGTATATTTGGCTAGGTCTCCTTTAAATTCTGCCTCAGTTAATTCAATCATGTCATGCAACAATTTTATTTTCTTGTAAATATTCAATTGCCTCTCGGCAACCACCTAATTTTTCACCATCAACCACAATTTGTGGAAATGTAGAATCTTCACCAAACTCAGCAATGAACTGGTCTTTGGTAAAGTGTTTTTCTAGTTCGTAAACAACATGTTTTAGTTCTTCGTATTCAATGATTGCGATAAATTTTTCACAATAGGGGCATCCCTTTTTAGAGTATACGGTAAATGTCATTGACTGCTCATCTCCTTAAAATCGTTGTTGAATATTTCCAACCCTTCACGGGTTAGCACACTATCATACATCTTATCAAAGGTGCTAGGAGGTAACGTCACTATATCAGCACCTGCTAGAAGGCACCTAGACACATGATGAGCATCTCTTAATGATGCTGCTAAGACCTTAGTCTCTACCCCATGCTGTTTATATAGTCCAGCGATAGAACGCACAAGTTCAACACCACTAAGAGAGTTATCATTCATACGACCCACGAATGGTGAGATCATAGTAGCACCAGAAAGACCTGCCATTACTGCTTGGGCAGCAGTGAAGCACAATGTTACATTGGTTGGTACATTATTCTCTGCACAATGAGTAACGAACTTAAGACCTTCTCTTGTACAAGGTACTTTCAATGTAATTGCAGGATGACCGAGATAGAACTCACCCATGTTACGTCTATAATCCATATCATCTTTACCATCAAGTTCCAAAGAAAGAGATTCAATCTCTGGAAACTCCTCTAAGATTGAAATGGCAAGATCTACGTACTTACCACCTGCTTTACGAACAAGAGTTGGGTTAGTAGTTACACCACTGATAAGACCAGTGTCCCAACGCTCACGAATCTCATTAATATCTGCTGTATCTAAAAATATTTTCATGTTAAGTTGCTGTGTTCATTTAAAGGTTCCATTTTTATGAACTGTTCGTTCATATTATAGTACAGTTTATAATTTCTAGTGTTAACCCAGTACCCAACGATGTCGGAACCATCACAATGGTAACCATACCCCGTGACTGGTTCAATAACACCATCTATACGAAAACCCTTACTACTACCATGTTTGATGTAGGATTCAAATTTTTCTTCTAGGTTAATCATCTCTCCTCAAAGGTCATTTTCATTTCAGATCCAATAATTTTCGGATCCTCCACCCAATTCTTTTGCCCATTGGGTAGCTAAATTATACATCACTTTATGGATATTGTCAACTTCTACTTTTTTTTCTTTTAAAGGTATTAAAATATTTTCTCTTTCCAATTCAGCAAGCATGTATTTCTGTTGTTCTTCTGAAAGAACAGCAGGACCAAACCAAGGATCATATTTTAAATACTTTGGTGCAGGAACACTCATGTAAGGTTCAGTCATTTTTTAGTATATATGAAACTTTAAAAATAATCTTTACGATAGTACCTTCCTAGTATATTAGAATTATAATATGCTGGTTCTCCATTGTCAAGTGCCTCAGTTAAAACGTCATGAAGGAAGAGTTGCCTTGTTTCTGCATAATTGACTCTTCCTGGCGTGGTGTGGAGGGATAAGATCTCTCGTTTGAACGCTGCGTCTCCAAATATTTTTCGATCTGCTTTAAGTTCTTCAGAACTTCCATAGTAGTTCTTCCAGTTGCTCTCACTTGTAACTCTTCTCCGTTTTTTAGTTGAATTATTACTTCTAGGCTTTCGTTTCTGCCAGAAATACTTTCTTCCGATGTAACAACGGTTGGTGGTTTCACAAGTAATTTTATAAACAAAACCATAGTAGTCCCCAAGATCAGTCCCACTAAAAATGGTACCCATATATTGCCAGGGATTTGGATATTCTTCAACATCCTTTTGTACATCATGTTTCTGTGCCACTGTTTCATCATATCTTCACCCTATTTATGGCTCGTCAAATAAGACCTGATTGATGTAATTCTCTGCCCACTTTTCACCAAAATAACCAGTAAGAATCTTTCTAGTTTTATCGTTCTTCTTCTGATTTGTACAATAGTTTATCTGTGCTTCATTTCTTTGTTCTGCTCCATTGTAATCCATGGTAGATTTCCACACAGCACCCACAAATGCATCTAGATACTGGTCAACAACCTTACAGAATGTACCTTTATCTTCATCAGTTTCTAATCTAGCAAACTTACAATAAGGAGAGAAGATTTGACCCCATGTAGGAATCTCTCTGTTGTGTTTAAAACTATGCATCCTGCTAATATCCCCTATCTCTTCATAGATTGGGTGTTCTAGGTCACCTACAGGAGAAATATCTGTGATAGCAGCAGTAACAATGTTCCTATTAGATACAATATCAGCACCAAAAATAGGTAAATCGAAGTCTGGATCAGGATACCAGATACAATGAATGATATCTAGTGCTCCTAGATTAGCAATTTCCATATGTACCTTACGTAATCCAGTACACATGTGCATTTCATTCTCAATGACTAGATTGCCATCTTCTGTTTCCTTGTAGACTTCTTTAAACTTATCAGCAACATCCATTTCCTCTATGTTAGGTAGAGTTTTTTGATGCTTGCGGATAATATCGGATAAATCTTTAATCATTTTTAA